AGGCCGGCGGCCTCGGTTGTTGTTTTCATGTTCCACCATTTGATTAAGTAACTTCAATGATGAATATTTACCCGGGGTTCCCGGCGTGGTCAATGCGTTTTGGGCGGATCGTGTACCGCGGCCCTGGGGCCCAAAATTGAATGTATGGGAATTGTCGGGGGATTGTTGGGGGATTGTTTGGGAATTGTTGGGGGGTTGTTTTTTGGCGGTTTTTTATAATATTTTCGGATCGTGTACCGCGGCGGGATCCGGGCCCCGAATGTTACCGGGTTTATTGTTACCCCTCCCCCATATAGGGGCCCTGGTCACCTTATTTGATAGGTGACCAAATCGCGGGCCAGGTAAATATCGGGTTTTCCAACTGATAAACCGATGAAATGTATTTTATTATTTTTGGGTGACCGGTCACCCCGGGGCCAGGTGACCGGGCCCCGAATGTTACCGAGCTTGTTACCAGGTTCAGTAATGTTACTGGAATGTTACCGGGGCGGCGGTGGCGTGGGAATGTTACCGGGGGCGTTACTAAATCCGGTAATGGCGGCTATTTTCAAGGGGTAAAACCATTAAAACGGCCTTAAACCGGTACACGGGGTGGCCACCCCGGGGACGCGATAAAACCACACAATAGGCATTCGTAATGCGTAGGCCCCCGGTTCAAATCCGGGCGGCGGCTCTCTTTTTATCCCTGTTTTTTAGGGGTTTTCTTGCGTCTTCTCTTTTTCTTCCCGCTTGTGTTTTTGGGAATGTTACCGCTTTTGTGACTAGGTTCAGTATTGCTACCCACGGCGGCCCATAATGTGGCGCTGGTTTCTCGGGCATTTCCTACCAGGTAATATTTTTCGGTCGTCTGGATGGAGGCGTGGCGCATCATTTCCATCAATAGGCGGCTGTTAACGCGCGGGGCCCATCGGGTACCAAACGCGCGGCGTAAATCATGGGCGGCCGCGAATATCTTTTTTTCCTCCTGGCGGCCCTTCTTATTGAGTACCATTTTTACATCGGTAATAATGCCGGCCTCGGATCCGATTTTACAAATCACCTTACTGATACTATCCAGGCGCGGCGGCGTTACCCGGATCCCCTCAAACCGCGGGCGGAATACCAGGCCGGTGGCCGGTGGTTCCTCGGGTAACATCATTTCGAATTCAGGGGCCACCGCCATAAATCTATCGGTGTTTCCTTTCTCGGCTTCCTGCTCGATTTTAAAATAATAATGGCCCTGGTCTTTCACTAAACAGAACGGGCCATATTGCCAGGTTAGTTTCAGGGCTTCCCCCAGGCGCAAACCACCCCACCAGAGGCCCCGCAAAAAATACCGGAAACTCTCGGCGCATTCCTCCCCCACCACCTCGGGGGTTACTTTTATCATGCGGTCGAATTCTTCCCCGGTAATGGGCCGGCCCTTCATCACGCGGGCCCCTTTCGCGCGCTTGGGTAAATTGATCGCGGGAACGGCCTTGATTAAATCCTGAGAATGGGCCCATTTCAGGGCGGCCCGGATATATGCCAGGTTTCCTTTGATGGTTTGTTCCGAACGGCCCTGGGCCCGCTTGTGGGCCTGGTATGCGGTTAACTGAGGGGCCCGTAATGTGGCCAGGCTTTTGATATTGATTACCTGGGCCAAATCATCCAAGACATAATTATATTTTCGGCGGGTGGTCTCGGCCAGGCTTGGTAAATGCTCTTGTTCCAATCGATACCGGAATTGTGACCAGGTAACCCCCCGGGTGGGGGTATGGTTTCCATGGTTTAATTTTTCTTCCAGTTTACCGGCGTAAATATCGGCGGCCCGTTCGTTGGCGGTTCCCGTGGTTTCGGTTTTGGTTTTCCCGGTAATGGGATCCACCCACCGGCATTGGTAATGCGGTAATTTTTTCTGTTTGATTACTTTTACATTGTATTCATTATCCATTTCGAGCGCTTTCTTCCTGGATGATTCGGATTATTTCGGATCCGTGGCAAAAATAACTGTAACCCAGTTTTTCAATTCCCTTATTGGTGTAATTCTTCTTGATATGATCGGCCCATGTGGCCGGCATCCCCAAATCTGATACGGCCTGTTCAAATGGGTAATAAATGCCTGGGGATATCCCCGAGGGTATTAAAAGTGAATTTTCTCTATTTCCTATTGACGTATCGCCACTAGAATGGCTATTGTGTTGGTTATCCATTTAATAAATCCTGTACGGGGATTTGATTTGATTGTGATTAAACCAATAACGGCCCGGGTTGAATGTCAGTTCTTCCCGGGTTTTTTTGGTCAATCAGGTAAACGCAATTTATCCGTAATGCGTTTGGGGAAGGGGCGGCCCGCGGCCACTTTGAAAAAATACCGGTTTTGTTGGATTTACCGGTGGGGGTGGCGGGGCAGAATATAGAACACGGCATTGTGAGAAATGCCGATGGAGCTTAATAGCGGCCATCCTGGTTCCTAGCTTCAATAGGAATCGATGGGCGTTAGAAACACTGTGATAGTTGACGCTATCACCTTGAATCGGGGGGAGGTCTTCGGGCCTCCCTTTTTTTATGCGCCCGTCAATGTGTAAACCGTAACTTGTTTTTCTTTGGGGGGAAATACAAATACTGACCATATGGGGCAATTTCTTTTAAATAACCCCGCGGCCACTGTTTTGGTTTCAGGCGGTCATCGGCCCAAATATCAAAAATAACAATGTAAAACCGGTGGGGGTGTCTAATAGTTCGGCCACTTTAAACATGTAATAAATCATCATATTTTTCGATCCTCATTTAATATTTCAATGTATAGTTATACTAATGTGGCCACCGGATCGGTTTTGGTAACCGGGCGGTGGCAAATCCTTCCCACTCCCCTCATTTATTCGATATTCGGTGGGGCGTAGTTAAAAAAACATCTCATTATCAATGCGTTCTATTTCGGCTTGTAACCGCATCCCATCTTCCAGGCCGGCGGCCCTCGAATCGGCCATAATCATATCACACAAATGATTATAGGAATCTTCCGTGGGGTATCGGTGGCCCCCGTGGATCCCCTGGGCATCCAGGGCGGCTTTAATCTCGGCGTATTGTTCCCGACTCATACCCCAATCAATATTCCAATACATCATCCGGGACGATGGGAGGCCCATTTTTTCCCACCACTGGCGGCATTGGGGTTGATAAAATATAAATTTCAGTTTTGGGAATCGGTTTAATAATTTCAATATTACTTTATTCCGCTTTTCGGCCCATCGTTCCACCGCGCGGGGGTTCCATTTGCTATCGAATAAAAAATACCACCCGGCCGATACTTTTCTAAAATCATCCCCCTGTATGCTGGCCACATCAATATCGATAATTTGGGTGGCGAATACGCAATACATCAATTGACATTCATTTTCATACAATTCCAAAAGGGCCGGCAAATTATCGGCGCGGGTTTCGATGGATGAATGGTGGCCGTGGAAGTCTGTAAAACAAAACCGGGCGGCTATATCTTCCCGAAAAAATAAAACATTCTCGGCGTTAAAATCCGGGTGTACCCGCTTGATATAGGAATGGCTGTTTTTGCTGTACCGTTCCTCCAATAACCGGTGAATATAACATACCCCCGTTAATAATATTTTATCCCCCACGGTTTCATCCCCTTATTATTACCAGTTCTTTATCATTCCGGTGGCGGGCCAGGCCCCCGATATCATGGTTAAAACCATTCCCCACCTGGGCGGCTTTGAGCTTGCGTTTTATTTCGTCCCGCATTTCTGAACCATGGCCGGTGGTAACCTGATCGTTAGATAATGAGGGGCCATGTAAACGGCGGTGGGCCAGTATTTCATCGATGGCGGCCGCGCGGGCCCCGGATCTAATGGCCCGTTCATAATATTCGGAATCGGCACCGGCCACCCATGGGGCCATCCCGTTTGTTTTTTCATAGATTGATTTACTTATCAAGGCGGTGGAATTAACAATGTTACCACTTGGGCTTCCAAATCGTTTAATACCCGAATAATGATAGGGTTTAGCGCTGAGCGCTTTTCTCATGCGCGGGTTTTTATCGCTGTACGTGGTAAACTGCTCCATGGCCCCACCCACAATATCAAACCCGCGGGCCATCACTTCAAATGATTTATATAATCGCATTGGGGTACTTAAATCGTCGGAATCCTGGTTGGCAAAATGATCGTATTTCAAATGATCGAATACCCGGTTTAATGAGACGTAAGGCCCCACGGGCCCATCGATATTCCGATAAAGCAATACATTATCCAGGCGGTTAAATTCTTCCCCCACCGGATCCGGGCCGGCCATCCCATCATTGATTAAATGAACCAATACCCCGACAAAATTCTGATTCAATACCGATTTAATCGAATCGGCCAGGTATTCATAATTCGGGCCGTTGTAAGGTATCACCACATCGGCCCAATATTGGCGGCGGTGGGCCGATGGATGTACCGGGGCGGTTACCTTGACCACCTGCAATCCAGGGGCGGGGGGATCCACCAGGGCGGGGGCGGCGGTATTTTTCAGGGTGGCGCTTATCCCCGGCCGCGGGCCCCTCGGGCGGCGGGTGCGGGCCTGGAAATATTCTTTAATGGCGGCGTGTAATTCGGGTTTGGCGGTGGCCCATGCACATAACCCGGCGGGATCCGTTTTTATGTCGGTATCTTTATCGAATTGGTGGCGGGTTAATATGGCTTCCCTGGTTGACCACTGGCGGGCCTTTAAGGGGCCATGGTCCAAATGGGTTACCGCACCACTTACATGGCCCACCCGGGAATCCTTGGGCCAGGAATTGATTAAACCCCAATCACCACCCCCCACAATGTATCCACCTGGGAATCCCCCCGCGGGCATATCTTCCAGGCGGGCGGCCCATGCTCCACCGGGCATCCCTCGGTTTTTCGATACGGCCCACCCGGGGCGGGTTTCTTCAATTAAACCGGTGGGGCCCTGGTATTCCACCGCGTCAAACAATTGAACAAAATAATATTGTTCCAGGGCCTTGGCGGCTTCCTGGTACCACCGCGGATTTTTAAAGAGTAAATCCGCATCAATCCAGGCCACCGCATCCACTGAGGCCCCCAGGGCCTTTAATGCAATATTGAGTAAATATTCTTTTTGCCACATCAAATGGTGGGCCGGATCCCCTTTTACCTGGATGGCCGCGGGGTTATGGAATTCCCCATTAAAAGACAATTCCACCACCTGGGCGGGCTGGCCCAAATCGGCCAGGAATCGGCGGTAATTCTCAAATAACCGCGGATCATTCAGGGGGTTAAAATAACAGGATATCACGGCCATGTTTTTTACCGGGGTGGCGTTGGGTGGTTTCTCGTTACCCCATCCCGGGCAAGTGGCGCGCGTTCTGATTACTTTCTGGTATTCCTCGGCGTGGGCCTGGCAATAATAATTACGGCGGCGGGGGCATACCTGGCATTTTTGGCGCTTGGTTTTGTGGTCCATCATTTTTTTACGTGGCGCATATCTATATAGGGCGGGGCAAAATAAATATTATCGTTTTCGGCAAATCCCTCGGGGTAAAACGGGCCACCATAGGGAAATATGGCCCCCCCTATTTCATCGGGATAATGCGTGGGAATAGCGGCCGGCCATTGGTAACCGGCGGGCAAGGTATCTACGGTGTATGATGTATTCACAATTTTTGGCAATGTGGGTACCGCGCGTTCCCACCGTTGGGATTCATCCTCTTTTATCACACAATCCGCGCCCTCGGGCCGGTAATAACGGGCTTTTATCTGTGACATACTGCCCAATAATCCGGCGGTGGGGGGCCCGCCACCCAATGGGTTAAACTTATTACCGCCGGGGGCGTAATTGATATGGAACGGGTTACCGTCCCCATCATGGGCATAGGTCATAATTACTTGATTGATGGTTAAATCTGCAAACCACCGGCCGGGGGTTACCAGTTCCGTTTCGGTTTCCTCATCCAGTACCGCGGCTTCAAACCCAATAGCCACCCAATGGGAACGGCCTAAATAATTCCACCCGTACCCCTCCATGGTTGGGGCCGGTATGCCAAACCGTTCCCACCCCGAATCGGCCACCCAATCAAAAGGAAAATCCGCGGGGGTTTGATATGCTCCCGGGGCGGTTAATACCATTTCCACCCAATCGGTAATGGGCGGGCCCTCGAATCGGCATGGGGCCGGGCGGCCTTCAATCGTGAACGGGTACCGATCCATATAAACCACCCGCGTGGAATCGGCGGCCGCGGGGTTAACCGTTAAATCGGGATCCATGAAATACCATTTAAAATATTTTGGTACCGTAGCTTCCCACTGTAACCCCGCGTTTACGATTTTATCCCCGCATCGATTACAGGGGAACGGGTACCGGCGGCAAGGCTTCTTTATCAATGCCATGGTACAATCATTTTGGGCCATCGGGGTTCCTTATAAATCGGGGGTTAAATATCCGTTGAATTCGCGGCATTCGTTCGCATCCACCACCCATCCGGGATCCCCTGGAATCCATTTGGCGGTGCCAAACGATCCCGCGGCCACCGCATCATTTACCACCGAATCATCAGAATCGATTTCCCCCTCTAATGGAATCGGGTAAACCACCTGGGCGGCCCGGCGGCTATCGGCCCACTTTGTTTCCATTACGTGTACTTCAAAAGTGGAATCCTCGGGAATGTCCAAAGTAAAATTACTGAATGATTCCCCGGCCAGGCGGCCCGCAAATTCCACCAGTAAACGGCCAGGCCATACGGTTACTTTTAAATTACCGCGGCCCATCCCGGGCAAGGTTTCCAGGGCGGCTATCAATTCGGTTTCGGTTAACGTGTTTAATTCCAGTTCGGGGGTTTCTTCCCCGTCTAAAATCAGCTTGAAAACCGCGTTAATTGAATCCCCCACAAATGATATTAACTGTTTATGGTTCCCGGCGGCCTCATAATGTGTAATGGCCACATCCACCGGATTATCCCCATCGATTAAAACGGTGTATTCCTGGCCCGTTCTATCATCCCCATCGATATCCAAATGAGAATAGTCTGTATAATTACGGGTGTATTGTTTTATGGCATACGTGGAATACGGTTCCAGGGTAATAAACCGAATAGGCGGCCGGCCATCTTCAGAAACGGGCTCGGGTTCCTGGGCCGGCGGATCCGGCGCACCGGTAAACGCGGCCACCATTTTTGCTACGGTTTCCCAAAATGATTCCCCGGCTTCTAGTGTGAATCCTTCACTCATAACGATATCGGCCCATCCAATGTACTGCGGTTACTGGTTAACTCACCACCAGATTTAATCAATTCCTCATACGTTAAACCGGCCCCGAAATGTACCTCCCCTTCCCGTATTGTAATTTTCTTAAAGTAGGCCTCCTCTTTTGGCATGGGTACCAATGCCACTTCCCCACCTAATACCAGGATTTCGGCGGTATTCGGCGTGGCATCCCCTTTTATTTGTATGGCGGCTTCCCCATCCTGGCCCGTACCGCTATCGCGTACCTCGATAATTGGTGAACTCGTTTCAATATCCAGTTTAATCATATTGGATCCGGGGCCCGCATCCCCGATCCCGATAATAATATCGGTGGCGGTAATCTTTAAATGGGTGGGCCGGTACTCGTAATAATTGGCATTCCGGCGGGGTAATCCCATTTCCACCCCATAATTATGGATTTCCAGGCGGGTTAATGTCACCAGGCTATCGGGGCCGTACCATAGGGAATCCCCATCCAGAATAAATACATTATCCCCATTTACGGGCACGGTGTTCGTGTCCCAATTGGCGGCGGTTTTCCAATCGTTGGGGCCCTCGGCGGCCGTTGTCGTGGTATGGGTTAACGGGGCTTGTGTCGTGGTTACTTCAATTTCAGGGCCATCGGTGGCGGCCTGGGTTTCGGCGGTGGTTCCCCCGATCACCGCCACCATATTCAAATCAGTACCCCCCAGGGCATTTTGAAAAGTCATTACCACGGCGGTTCCCGGCAAATCCCCACCCGTACAAACCACGTTCCCGGTACCCACGGTGGTTAATCCTTCCAGGGCGGTTTGCACGGTGGCCGCGCTCGCGTTATATGCCAGGGCGGCCGTTTCTTCCCCCTCGTATGATAAACCGAACGTACCCGCGCCGGGGCTTCCGGTAATGGTTAGGGTTTGTACTTCTGAGGTACCCGCGGCCCCCGAATGGATTAAATGGGATTTTGAATCCGGGGAAACGGTGGCGGTATTGGTGCCGATGGTTACCGATAACCCGGTGGCCTGGTTGGCCAGATCCCCGATAAACTCCAGGCGGCGCATCGGGTACGATCCCTGGCCAGTGTCACCGGTTACCGTTACATTACCGGCCCCCACGGTGGTTAATGCTTCAATGGCGGCCTGTACGGTGGCATTCGTGGCGGTTACTGAAATATCGTCGGTGCTTTCTCCATCCACGGTAATAAAAAATGAGGTTAAATCGGAATCCATAGAATCATATTGAGGATTTGAGGGGGATGCTTTGGTATAGGTTCCCCCGGTTAGGGAATTGGTTAGCGTTACGGCCGCGGCCATGGTGGCGGCCGTTTTCCCGGCCTCGGGGGTAATGTTAAAATAAACCGTATCCCCGTCTGATAATTGGCCCGTACCGGTGCTGGATCCCTCCCGGACATAAACCGCGTATTGATAATTCCCACCGGTAGCCAGGCGGGGGGCGGCATCCAGGGCGGCTTGTACTTCGGATAATGTGGCATCGTAGGCAATGGCCGCGGTGGTAAAAATCACATCCGAATCGATGGATAATGATAAAATAAACGTACCGGCGCTCACTGAATTATCCCCGGTAATGGTGAATGCTCCATCTGAGTTCCCGGCCGAATTAATCCGCACCTGCCATAATTCACTTACCCCGCCACCCCCTGGCGTGGTTTCGGCCACTGAGGCGGCCAGGCCCCCGGTTAAATTGGCCCCATCAAATACCAGGGCGGCTTGGTCCACCTTGGCCAGTGTGCCGATAAATTCCACGGCATAAGGGCCCCCCGCGGATCCTGTAACATCGACGTTACCCACCCCGATATTACTGAGGGCTTCCAGGGCGGCTTCTACGGCGGCGGCGCTGGCGTTGTATGCCAGGGCGCTGGTTTCTTCCCCCTCGAATGTTAATGTAAACGTACCACCGGTGGCGGTATTCAGGGTAACCGTTTGAATTTCGTTTACCCCTTCCAGGGCGGTGGTATCGGCGGTAATTTTTGCCACATCGGTATCGGCCAGGGCCCCGGTAAACTCGACGGTATACGGGCCCCCCGCGGATCCGGTAACATCGACGTTACCCACCCCGATATTACTGAGGGCTTCCAGGGCGGCTTCTACGGTGGCGGCGCTTGCGTTGTATGCAATGCTCCCGGTGGTTTCCCCGTCGAATGTTAATGTAAACGTACCACCCGTGGCGGTGCCCACAATGGTAATAACCTGGATTTCATTGGTATCGGATCCCAATAAAAACACTACAGTAAATGGCTTTCCCTCGGTGTCGGCCGTTAATGTAATGGTACCATCTCCATTATCGGTGGCGGTAACCTCCTGGAATTCGGGGATTTCTGAGGCGTTCCACAAATCCACAAAATTGGCGGCCACTGATAAAACCAATGGCCCGGCCGGTAATGTGTATTCAATCGATTTATTATTAATGGTGGCGGTTATCACCTGATCGGTTTCCACATCCGTGGGGAATGTTAATAAATCCACCTGGGCCACCGCGGGGGCTCCACCGATTAAAATATGATCCGTTGGCATGGTTTCACCTGTTATTTATATGGTAATTTGGTTAAATCGGTTTCCCGCAAATCTCTTTTGTATTGAATGACGATTTTTGATAGATCGATACCGCCATTTTTTTTATCTTCGGTTAACGTAATGGCCCGGCCGAATTTATCCAGGTATTGCATATCCTTGGGATACTCGGGCGGCGTGCCCACGGTGATTCGGCGTTTTACCAGGCGGGGTACCGGCCCGTTTTTTGTGGTCACCGTCCCATCTTCAATAATTTCATGAAAACCGCGGGCCACCTCTACCGTATCCCAGGTATCCCGATCATGTTCTAAATTGAATTCCAGGGGATAAAACCATACCCCGTTTTCCAGTACCTTGTCGGGGCGGTTTGGCCCCAATAGTTTCAGGGTACGCGGGGCGAATCGTTTTTTTTCTATTTTCACCGATATTTTATTAACCGATCCGGGGGCATCCCAGAACCACCGCGGAATTTTGGCCACGTTTTTTTGTACCCGTATGTTTTCAATCGGCTTTAATGTTTTTCCCACCTGTAAATCCCCGGCCGGGTTAATGCGGGGTTTCCCCTGGCTATCCAATAGCGTGGGTACCTCTTTTAATGTCCCGGTGATATCGATTACCGCGCGGCGGTTTAACGGGTTTGGTTCGTTGTCTGGATCATCTATGGCGGTGGTCCACTCGGTAGCCACTTTGTACGTTGTGGATGTCTTTATCTGACTAATTCTTACGCGGGTACAATAGGCGGCCTTGTCTTCGGCGTGGCGTTCCCCCACCTTGGGGCAATCCTTGTATTGAAATATATAGAATGGATCGATTTTTATATTCGATACGGTGGCATAATAAATGCGCGTATAATTACGGGTGGGGCCCTCGGCCATTTCCGCGGCCCCTTCGTATCCCTCCACCCATTTTATTACATCCCTGGCCATTGGTTATACTTTCAATTTCTTGGGCCGGTTTGTTTCGATGGCCCCATGAATGGCGGCCAATATACCATTGCCTGTTTTTATTTCTTCCAGGGTTTTATCTTCCCCGGCTTGATTAAATAAATCGGCCAGGCTTTGTAATCCGGCGGCCGTTTTTAAATCCCCTGATCGGCTTCCCAGGGCCCGGCGGGCCTGGGCGGATCCCGCGGGGCCGGTATTGTTTTTGGCGGCGGTTACCAGGGCGGATTTATCGGCATCGGGGCCGGCCGTAATCGTTACCTGGGCGGCCAGGGTTTTTAATTCCGCGCGGGCATCTGCCACCGCGGTTTTTGCTTTTTCTTTGGCGGCATCCAGGCGGGCGGCGCGGGCCTTGTCTCTTTTGGCGGCTTCCTCATCGATTACCGCGGTGGCCCCCTCTTTTGTACTGGTAATATTGGCCAGTTCTTTTTGTGTTTCCTTTTCGCGGTTCAATATGCTCTGATTTCGTTTGTTGCTGCGGTCTTTATTTTCCTGGGTTTGCATCGACGATAATTCAGCGCGGGCGGCTTCCTTATCAATATTCGGATCAATGGTGGCCATAATTTCCAGGGCATAACCCGCAATGGTGTTTTGTGCGGCCTTCCAGGTATCGACAATTCCCCCCACGGTGATATCCCAGGCATCCCCAAAAAATCGGGTAATGTTAACCCATGCCGATTGTAGGGTGGCCCATTTATCGATAAAGAAACGGGCCGCGGTATCGATGGCACCATTCCAGGTTTCCAGGAATAAATGTTTCCAATCCTGTACGGCCACCGATAACGTGGCGGTGCCCTCATACCAGGCCACCTTAATTCCGGCCCACAATAATTCCGCGGCTAATTTATAATCCCCCGCGTTTAATGCGGCTTTGATTATCCCGAATACCTCCTGGGCATACTCCCCCAGGCCCCCGAATCGATCCGATAACCAATCAAGGGCGGCGGCCCCCGCGCCTGAGTAATACACCAGGGCGGCTATAGCGCCCACCACCAGGCCCACCGGGGATAAAACCGCGGATACCACGGCCGCAAATACTCCCACCCCTACGGCGGCAATTTTAAAGGCCAGGGCGGCGGCCAGGGCCCCGGCCCCGATGGTTATTAAACCGGCCCCCGTGGCGGTAAACGCAAACACAAGGCCCGCATTCTGTTCTATAAATTCCCCTGCCACGTTTACCCCGTTTTTAAACTGAGATAATAGCGGGGTTACAATTGGCAATAATTTACCCCCAATGGCACCGGCCACATTTTCGATAGTGGCGGCCAGGGCTTTTTTTTGGTTGGCCCAACTTCCGGCGGATCTCTTGGCGTCCCCCTGGGCGGCCGTTGTTCCCCTTAGAATGATATTAAATCTGGCCTGGGCCTTTTCGGCCTCGGTGGCCGTTTTGGGGTTTATGGCCATGGTTAGTAATTCTTGATTTACCGCGGCCTGGGATACGATTACCCCGTATTTTTTCATTACCTCACCGGATCCGGTTAACGCGGCTTGTAAATCTCGTAATACATCCCCATCGGCTTTATTATTAAAACTGGCCAAATCCACGGCCAGGCCGGTTATTTCTTTACTCATTTTTGTGGCCGCGCCGGCCTCAAATCCCATGGGCACCAATAAATCCTGATTGGCCCCCATAAAATCGGCTATTTGTCGTTTAGAACGGCCCACCTCGGCCCCGTATGTATCCCCCCACTTTTTAACCGCGGCCGCATTTTCCCCGAATACCACGTTAAATTTATTCATGGTTTCCTCTAAATCGGATCCCGCGGAAATGGCCATATAAACGGGGGTTAACATGGCGGCCCCGGCACCGATCGCGCGGGCCCCCATGCTGGCCATATTGGCGGCGTAGCTATTCAAAGCGCGGTTGGCGCGTTTCAGTCCCTTGATTAATGGGCCGGTGTCCGCGCCGATTTCCACAAATGCTTTACCTGCTCTGATCGCGCCGGTATTAGACAATTTGAACCACCCCCATTATTTCGGCCAGGCTGATCACTTGGGCCTCGGTCATTTCCTCTTGATTATTCGATTCGGGAACGCGCTTTAAATCGCTTGGTTTTATCTGTACCGATGAAACGGTATTAATAATGGCGGCCACCACGGTTCGTAAATTCATATCATGAAAATCATCATGGCCATCATTCATCCAGTGTAATTCTCGATAGGAATACCCCACCGGATCCACCCCCAGGCGGCCGGCCATCCGGTAAACCACTTCCCATCCATTTATTATTTCAGGCCCGCCACTTTCCGCATGTGGCCCCGCATTTCCGTTTTCACCTTGGCGTTTATCTCGGGCATCAGGTTCGTTTGTTCGTTCTCCATTCCCGCCTGCATTTCCGTTTTTAACCGGGCTATCCGTTCTCTCGGTCCACCCGGGGGGTAAAAATCCGTAAAGGCTTGGTCCAATGCTTCAAATGCGGCGGCCACTTCCGGCCCCCCCATGTAATCCATGAACTCATCCAGGGGGATTTCGATTTTTGCGGCGGCATGAATTAACCCACAAAATATATCGAGTTCCTTATATAATTCCCCGATGATTTTATAAGCGCTTTGCACATCGTAAAGCGCGGCCACAAAATCAAGGCCAAAATCTTTTTTCAATCGGGCGGCCAGTCCTATTTTTAAATCGATCTCATATTCATGGCCGCGGCTATCTTGGAATTTTGCCACTGGTTATCCTTTTGAATTGTCGGCGGTGTGAAGTGTACCGGGCGGCGGGCCCGTTTTATTACTTGGGTAATTGATCTTTGGGAATCTTTTTGGGGCTCCCCGGTTTACCGGTTACCTTGCTGGTAATTGTTTTTTGGGATCCATCGGGCATGTTTACTTTTTGCTCGGCGGTATCACCCACGTTTTTTAATCGCTTTTTTTCTGTCATGGTTTCGGTTTCCTTTTTGAACGTCGTTCATTTTTACGGGTGGGGGTTTCTTCCCCCTGGGCATCCCCCAGGGGCTTAATAGCGCGGCCCGCGGTTTATGCGGTTTCGGCCCAAACTGGCTCGAATGTCGATTCATAGGCGGGTTCCAGTTTGATATCGCAATTCACCTGTGAACCATACGGAATCTTTTTGGGCATTTCGGTGATGAGGCAATCCATTTGTATTCCCTGGGCCCCGGTTGTAAGAATATCACCGATGTAATTTGCAATGCCGATTACTGTACCCGCGTTGAAAGCATCGCGCAGGGCCTCAAAAACGGCGTTACCGTTTTTCACTTTGAGGTTAAACGAAATGGAAATATCACGGGCCCCCAATACCGCTTTTTTAAACGGGCTTTCCCTGGTGGCGAATTTATCTGAATCCCAGGAATCGGCCATATCCACATCGGCCACCGCGGTAATTTCGGTCCACCCGGAATCCCCGGCCCCGCCGGCGTCCAGATATGTTTTACTTTTTGCTCCCGTGGTCATGGTTCGGTACTCCTATTTTGTTATTAAGTTTTTCCAATAGTTGGGTAATTGGGGTTTAACGATATCCAGGGCGGGGCCCATGAATGGATGCGTTTTTTCCAGTTTCTCGGCTATGCGGGCCCCGTGGGCCTGGGGGCCGATTACCGCGTTATCGTTTTTCAATTCAAGGCCGAAATATAAAAGGTATTTCAGGGGGCTGCGCTTGTCGTGTAATTTCGGGGGGTTACCAGGGGCCGCGGATACTTCAGGCCGGCGCGGTTTGGGTAACCCGTTTTTTTTGGCCCACTCCACCCGCTTGGCATAGGCGGCCGTTTCTTCCTCGGTCATATCAATAATTTTTTTTTGTGCGGCCGGCCGTAATGATCGGCGGGCCACCTTGCGGGTTAATCCACCGGACCACCCCAAATATTTACGCATGGCCGGATCCAGGCGGCTTGTAACCGCTTTGGTGTCAAAAAATGCAAATGATTTTGTATTGATCATTCCTGTATAACCCAATATTCAGTATTTATTATCGATACCAGGGTGGCATCATTTTTTAATTCATCGTGCCCATACAATATTTCAAACGTGGTATTTTTCCACTCGGCCCCGGCCATGGTTCTATATTCGGGCTTCTTTAAAAAATCCCGGATGGATCGGGGCAGGGTTAATAATGGTTGTATTGTTTCCTTTTCGGTGTCGGCCACTTTTCTGATAACCGCAATACCGCATCCCAGGGTATATCTATTGTCGGCGCGGTCTTCTGGTTCATTTTCTTCTATCCGCGGAATTACTAATACCTCGGGGGCGGTGGTGTACTCGGTGTAATCCCTTACCCTCACGTAATCCCATGTGGCGGTAAATTCCTCGGTAAATTCGGCATCATTGGCGGCATCATTTAAGGCGGCCACCAGGGCGGCCGCTATGGCTTCCACCGTAATTCCCACGGTTTATACATCCTCTATTCTGTCGTATTTCGTATGGATCCGGTAAACGGTGTGGCCGGTGTCCAGATAATCAAAAATGGGAATCCCTTTACCCATCGGCAATACTTTGTAAATGCGTTTTTTTGTTCCAAATACCCGGGTAATTTCGTCGTATACCGCGGGTTCGGTGGCGGTTTCATCTATTAACAAATCTGCCACCTTAATTAAAAAATCCACCGATTGAACAATAACCACGGGCTTTCCGGGCTCTTGAATTTTGAATAGTTTTTTCCCCTGGGTGGCGTTCATGGGTACGGCATCGAATCCGGCGCGCGTGTATGTAATGGCGGCCTGGTTTACTTTCAGGCCACCATTACATCCCACCGCCACCGCCGTTTCAAATGCGCTACCCATAAAATCACACCAAAATCGATTCGGTATTCGTGATGGCATCCGTACTAATTAACGGGATACCATCCACATCCACGGGCCGCGGGGCGGGGGCCCCGGTGCTATTGGTGGCCGTTCTGGATGCTCGCAATTGTTTAATGCTGCGCCGATTCGCCACAATCAAATTAGGCTGGCGGCTGCTCGGGAACGCGGCCAGGGCTTCATAAATCAAATCGTCGGTTAACCCTTTTCCCGAATCCTCGGTTAAATTCACAATACGGCCCGCGCTGTATGCGGATCCGATTTGCAAACCTAGCCAGGCCATAATCGGGGTAACATATGCGTGGTAATGTTTACCGGTTGCGTCCTGTACTTCCTGGGTGGTTGTATCACCCATTTCAATATTACCGTCCTGGCCCAATACCAGATTAACATCGGTACCATCGTTATTCGTTCGAATCAAATATATCGAACTTCCTGTACTGGCGGTGGTACCGCCGGCATTGATCACCATGGCATCGGCTATCGCGTCCAGGGTGCTGGCATCGGCCAGGCCCACGAATCCATCGGCTTTATTACCAGTCCCGTAAATTAACTGGGCTTCGGCCTGGGCAAATGCGGCCTTGATACTGCGCCGGTTTTTACGGGCCACAAATTCGGCGGGCCCTTTCTTCCAAATCCCGGCCGCGGCCATGTCCACCCGCGTGGATGCGTCCAGGATTTTCAGAGCAATGGTTACCAGTGTATCCCCTGATACATCATGTTCGATTCCCGCGTTAACATCACGGAAACCAACTACAGGGGCGGATGTCTCTTTTGTGTATTTATGCTTGTCCCCATCGCTGGCAAATTCGGCGGCCAGGGCCTTTAAAAATGGGGCATCGTCCAGTAAATCGGTTACCTCGATATCTGCCAAATTTTGATCGTTAATTACGGCAATATCTACTAATGATTCGTATGTATCGGCCATGGCCGTTATCTCCTAAAAAAATGGTTTGAATGTTTCTGTTTTGGTTTGTACCAGGGCGGCCACCGGGGCGGCCCTGGGCTGGCTGCGTGGCTTACTTGATGTTTACCAGGTCGGAAAATTTCTTACTCTTGTTACCTTCCCCGCTTTCGGATCCAAACGGTTCGGATTCCCCGGTATTCAGCGCGGCCAGTTTTTCATTAGCGGCGGCCAATTCTTCCCCCTGGGCGGTTAACTGTTTATTCAGTAAATCCACCTGGGCGGTTAATGATTCTTCCATGGTTTTACCCTCGGAAAACCATTTACCCCCATTTTCGGCCCCGAATTTTTCCACATATGTGGCCAATTCGGCGGCAAAATCGGCGCGGCTTGGCTGAGGGGCGGCGCTGGTTTCGGTGCTGGTTTCGGTGCTGGTTTTGTTGGTTTCTTTTGGCATCGTTTCAGGTTCCTTTTCAATCGTGGTTAACTTTAAACCGCGGTCATACATGAAACGGTTTAAAAATGATTTCATTCTCTCGGGATCTACATCAAACGCGGCCAGGGCGGGTATCTCGGCCCCATCTAGGCCCAATGCGTATTCCATTAAACCGGTTGCCTCCTGGGCTATTTCCTGGCCCCGATGGAATAACCCCGCGGGGTTGGCGGCCGGATCGTCCACCAAATCGGCGGCATACAATTTTTTTAATCGGCAATGGTCCAAATTTTGGGTATTGCCATCATCGGGGCTGATAAAATCCCCGGTTTCATCGTTGGTATTTTCCAGGCGGAATATTTCGGCGGCCTTTTGGTCATGCTGAAATACAATTGATGATCCGAATTTATCGGGATCCTCGGCGGCCATCGCCATTACATATTCGGCCAGGTCTCCATCGGGGGTTTTATGGGCCGATTCGGAAAAATGTAAATCCGCGGTTACCTGGGTGGATGTTAACTTCGGGTTTTTAATCGATCCCAATAATTTCCCCATGCCATCGGCGCTTAATCCCGGGTGGGTAAAACGGCATTTTACCCCGGATTCCCCGGCGGCCTCGATAGCGGCGTGGGTTTGTTTCAAAAACTCGGCATCACACCACATACCGTGGCCCAATGCCTCCCCCAATGTGATAACGGAAAACCCCTCGATTAAACCGGCCCCGCGGTCCCCACCTTCGGGGGTTACCTGGCCAGTAAAACCGCGGTGGGTTTTGGATCGGTCGCGGGCCAGGGGCTTTTTAATAACTTCTGAGGCGGTGGGCATTATTCATCATCCTTTTCTTGTACTTCCACGGGCGGGGCCCAGTTTGACCATTCCAGGGGCGCTTTACCCTCGGCGTATTTCAAGGCCTCTTGTATCTGGTCGATATTGTCGTAAAAATCACCACCCCCGCGGGCCTTCACCACTTTTTGAGGCGTGGTAAATCCGGCCTTGATGGCCAGAATATCCCCGTTAATTTCTTTAATGGGATCCCACCAGGGCATCCCATCGGGCACCCATTCCCACCACTGATCGGCCATTGTGGTTCCGGCGGGTAATTTCAGGCGGCCATCGATAACGGCCCGTTGAATGGCCCACGTACTCCACCATTCCAGTAATTCCACCAGGCGGGCGCGTTTGTCTTTACATGATCTTTCGTAATGCTGCCAGGCGGCCCGGGATCCGAAAAAATTCGTGAATGATTCATCGTAAAACGAATACGGTATATCCAGACTTTTTAATGCAATGGCAATTACGGCCTGCAAAAAGTCCACGGTATTGGATCCGGGGGCATCCGATTTTAAAAACTCGGCCCTATCGCCGGGATCCATATCTAAAACCATACTGGATCCGTCTAGCTTCACCTCATACCCCCCCACCTCGGGGGCCGGGTTATCGGGATCGATAATGGGCGGCGCGGCCGCGGATTCACGAAAAAAGGCCAGGGCAAACATCTGTTCCACTTTGATTTTAGCCAGGCCAAAATCGATCCCCTCGTATACATCCCGCATCGAATTAATGGCGGATACCACGGGGGATATTCCGCGGAATTGATCGAATCGATCAAATACCCCATGTAACCAAAAGTTTCTGGCGGGTACGGTGCGGCCATACTCAAACGATTTCCCACCGCGGCCCCGGTTATAAATACCATAGGCCAGGGCGGCCCCCTGGGGGTTTGTTCGTACCCCTTGCGTCCAGTTTTCCTTATCCGATATTTTGGGCGGGTTTTGGATCCGGTCGGATTCAATGGCCTGTAGATGGCCCGTTCTGAGTTTAATAACCCCCACATCATGATCGCAAATAGAACGGCATTCGGCCAGGCGGATAAAACGGGGTAATGCGTGGCGGCGGGCAATATCAAAATTATTTCTATTCCCCATCTGTGCCACTATTTTTTCGGCCTGGCGGTTGAACTCTTTATCTTTTGTGCGGGCCTGGAATGTGAATTGGGTGGTATAATCCAGGTGTTTTCTTACTGCCCATGATGCTATTGCAAAATTTCTAAACATATCGCGGGAGCTTGCAATAGTTTTTTTGCGTTTGTTTTTATCCAGTACCGCATCTTCCCCCATTAAACGGGATGAAACGGCCCGGCGCTTTCCGTGGGGATCGGTGGCGGCATCGTATCCAAACGATGAAATATGTATTTCAGTACATCCGGCGGCCATCGTATTGGCCTGGGGCGGGGTTGCGGGGGCTGAGGTAATCATATTACCCATGAATCCGCAAACGTGACATTAACGGCCGGTTAACGCGGGTTCCCGGTACCGCGGCCGCGGCGGCCTCGTCCAGATCCCGGGCGCGTTTACGTAATTCCGCCGGGGATACAAACGTGGCTTGTTGGCCATCGGTGGCGCTGGATTGTACCCCCGCGTTTAATACTTCGTTTATGTGGTCTTGTTCTTCAGTCATGGCCCGATTTTAAAACGCGCGGGCGGGGATCCCACCCCGTTTAATCTCGTTGCGCTTTTTACTTTGCCATTTTTCAAAATAGCGGCCCATAATATTTCCTGGGAAATATTCTTTATTCGTTTTCAGGGTTCCAGGAATAATATTTATCATTCCGGGCCTGGCCACATGTTTTACATTTTGTACGCTTCCAAGATATTTCGTTATAAGGCTTCCCGGTTACCGGATCGGCACCGCGGTATTTACCCGTTTTCACATTACCGTATTTTTCCCGGGCGGTGGAATCGCATTTGGGGCACCTTGTAAGAACTCCCACCACCTCGGGTTTTTTCTCGGCGGGGCCTGGCGGGCGGCCGGGCCGCGGGGTTTCTTCCACCAGGGCGGCGGGATCCGCGGTGGCGGGGGTTTCTTCCACCGTTGGCGGGGCTTCCACCGGGGCGGGTTTCGGTTTGGCGGGGCCGGCCGTAATCGTTACCTGGGCGGATCCCTTGGCCCGGCCGCGCTTCTTACGTTTAGCGGGGGCTTTCTTGGCGGTTTTCTTTACCGGGGCGGTGGTTTCGTTGGTTTCATTCATCCCTGGGTTACTCGCTTTCTTTTTGCTCGGGCCTGGCGGCGTTCCTGTTTTGGGTTCTGGGCTGGTTTATTCAAAATCGATAAACCGGCCATGGATCCGGCGGCTATTGCCATATTGGTACAATCAAACCAGTGGTTATCGGGTTTAGCGCTGGGTAGTTTCCATTCGTTGGCCTTGCGTTTTTTGCCATCGATTAAATGGCATTCCTCGGCCAGTAAATGTTCGGCGTATAACGTATGGGGGCGGTCGGCTTTGTAAAACGACATAGAACCAGGGGCCCCGCGGGGGGTTTTCAGCCGGTTATGCAAAAATGATTTAACGGTATTGGTGTCCCACTGAACGTGGCGTTCCCCCGGGTTTTTACTTGGTAGAATCCGCCATGGTATGGAGGCATCCGGGGGCCTGAATTCGCCATCTTTTTGGGTGTATGATAACAGGGGGTTTTCATTGGCCCCGATCCCGCGGCCGAATGCGGGATAAACCCGGGTGGCGTATTTGCTCAAATTGATGGCGGCCCGTACCGCGGCCGATGATTCCCCCCAGGCCCCATCCACCAGGCCCATTTTAATATTAAATTTTTCCCCGGCCGCGTTGTAAAAATCCCGGGCCATGTGGTTATCCATGCAATCAAATACGGCCCGTTTTATTTGCTCATCTTCCCCGAATTCGGGGTATTCGGTTTGTATCGTGGGTTTGGCTGTTCTTAATAGAAATGAGCGCCGGCGCTGTTCGGGCCAGGTACCATAATCGATTATGTAAATATCAAACGAATCCGATATAGCGCAAATGGTGTAATATAATAGGGCCTTGTGAACGTCCACCCCGATGGTAATGGTGCGGCAATTGGGGGGCATCATGTACCGCGGGTAATCGTTCATTAACCGGGCCACCGTGGCCACCGGTAACAAATCCAGGGCGCTATCGTCGGCCCGGTTTGGTTGGTTTTGGCATTCCGCGGCAAATGCGTCTTCCCCATCATCAATTAAGGAATTGTAGGCGTGCTGAATTGCTGATATTTCGCAATCGGGATCAAAGCAATATTCCCAGGATATTTCGGCCCCGGCATCCATTTTTTTTCTGCGGCGTTTGTAATACGCGGTGGCGTCTTCGATCGCGCGGCCCCGGGCTCCTGGGATCGATGGATCATAGGTTTGGCGGATCCGTTTATAATCATCCAGCCACATATCGTCGTGTCGGCTTGACCACTTTTTGACCATGGGCACCCGTAACCCTTCCCATTCGGGGTGCTTTTCATGGTCTAGTAATTGGTCAATTACATCATCGCATTCCAAAACCGTGGCATTGATCACCGCGGCCATCGTCGTGGTATGGCCGGCCAGTTTCATAATAGCGCGGGTAATTAGTTTAATTCTCTTTTGGGTTTGGGGGCCACTGGCGGCGCTTTCGTCGGTTTGGGCATCGTCGATAATGGCAAAATCGGGGCGCTGGTTTACTCCATCGGTGCGGGTATGTTTTAACCCGCGCACCTGGCCAGTTAATCCCACCGCATCGATTACGGCCTCTGATGAATCGGCCGGTTTCCCGTTCTGCATTACCCGGGCGTATGCTATTTTTCCGGCGGTCATTTCAATGGCCGTTAATTCCCCGTTGACGCTTTGGGTTTTGCATCGTTGGTGCTTATTGTCCAGGGCTTTTATCGGGTGGCATACCTCGGGAAAATCCTCATAAAGTAAATTGTTATTTACCAGGGTGTTTTGAATGGCTTGTACGTTATTGGTGGCGGCGTCCGAAGTGGCCCCGACAATAACCACGTAACGGCGGTGCCCGTAAACGGTGGCCCATATGGCGGCGTGCTCTGAAATGGTCGTTTTTGCAAACCCCCGATAAACCGCGTTAATGTATCGGCCCCCCTTTAATATCGCATATTCAATAGATTTAATGGCGCGTTCGTGGTCTTCTGAAAATGGGTTTTTTCCAGTCGATCCCGGGAAATAAACCACCAGGAATTCCAATAAATTAAATCTGCATTTTTCTTTTCTCTCGGGATCCACCACCGGCGGCGGCGGCCCAATATCGGCGGCCTCTTTTGAGCGCTCCCGGGATCGCTCGGCGGCCTGGGCTCGGTGTTGATCGCCGGCGGCTTTTAATTTCCCCATCCAAATTCCCGGCCTCGGTTTCAGGAAGGAAGGAAAGTCATATTCTTTGACACTTCCCTTATAACACGACAAAAAAACATTCCCAAAAAGGACCCGTGGCCCATTCGGGGTGGCTATTGTGGGGCCTGGCTGGCCCGTGGGGGCGGCCCCGGTGTTTACTGGCTTGGTATCACTTTTGCTTGTCCTTGGTGGCGTGGCCGGCCTCTATCATGGTTTTACTTACATCATCCCCACCGGCATAAATGCGGCCCAATACGCGCGAAAAGGTAAACGATTTACCTATATCCCCATTACTGGCGGTGGGTATTTCCAGGGTCACTTCCTGGCCTGGTTTGATGATCCCGCGCAAATAATCCCGGGCGGCTATCCCTCGGCGTTTGGCTTCCAGGTCTCTGGTTCTTATTTCAGGGGCCCACGTATCAATTAACCGCACCCGTAACCGTTTTGTTACTTCCACCACCACGGTATCCCCATCGTATACGCTCACCACCCGGGCGGTGGTTACCCATCCGGGCCGGGGTGCGGTGGCCATCATCAATACGGGGGCGGCCAGGACAAATAAAACGGCAATTAATAAAAGGCGTTTCATTCTTCCCCCCGAATTACCACCGGTGGAATATTCATGGCCTTTAATGTCTCGGCTTGTAACTCGGCCAGGAATTCCCCGAATGTGTTTTGCTCGGGCCCCTCGTCTATCGTGTACCCTATTTCGTTTTGTCCCGTTATCTCCAGCCAATCTTTATAAAGGCCCATCAATTGTACGGCCTGGGTTATTTTCTCGGCGGGATCCGGGCCCGATTCCCCGGCCTTTAAATACTGGTTAAAATCATCGAATACCGCTTGGGCTTCCCGGGGTATTTCCTCGGGCATCTTCGGCGGCGGTGGTCCTGGCGCTGGCATTCAATCCTCCATCATCATTAAAAATATGATGTATTCGTTATATTCTTCCTCGGTCATTTGCTGGCCCCCGGTGCGGTTTCATCTTCTCGGCGGCGGGCCAGTAACCGGCCGGCCAGGTATAAACCCAATCCCACGGGCCCCCCGGTAAATAGCGAATTGATAGCGCCGGGAATCGCGGCCGCGGGGCCGGTGTCGGGTAATTTATCTTGCATTACCTCCAGTACCCTGGCGGCTATCGTTCCTTTAATGGTTTTGGTTTCCTCTTTTGTTTCTTCCACGGTTTTGGCCAGGGCGGCCGTTTGCTCCCCCTGGGCGGCCACCTGGGCGGCGGTCTGTTTTTTAAACTCATTTTCCCCCGCGGCCACCTGATCGATTTTGGCCTGCAATCCATCCAGGGCGGCTTTTTGTGCGGCGGTGGCATTTAACAGGGTTTTTTGTTCGGGCGTTAAATCGGCCCGAATCTTGAGTACCGCGGCCGATATGCGCGCATCAATTACGGCCTGCAAATTATCCATATTCGCAGAAATGGCCTGGTTAATCTTCACCTGGGCCCGGTCATCGATGGCGGCGTTAATCGTCTGTAATTGGCCCGGGTTTAAATCGCGGTGGGGGTTCGGTCTGTTCTGGGCTCCCCCTCCCACCTGGCCAAAATAACCAATACCCACCCCCTGGGCCACTTGTACGGCCTGGGGTTTTGTTTTCTGGTATTCGGCAATTACCTCGGCGGCGGTACGGTATCCATCCAGGCGGCCCACCCGCTTTCCGTTACGATACAATAGAAATACCGGAATTCCATTTACGGCCACCGGGCTATCGGTTCGGGAAATGATTTTTACTTTTATCCCCTTCCGTTTCAGAATGGGAACGGTTTTAATCTTGGCGTTTATGCAATGCGGGCAATCGGGGCCGGTTACCAGTCTGATTTCCAGGCTATCGGTTAAAACCCGATGGGCGTTATATGCGGCGGTATAGGCGGCCTCCTGATCTTTAAAACCATAGTGGGTTTTAAATGCGGTGTCCCAATCCCGGCCGTTTTTAAAATAGGTTTCCAGGAATGCAATAAATTCGCGTTTCCCTTTTTGGTCCACCAGGTATTCCACCAGGTAAAACCCCTGGGCATACATCACGGCCACCGCGCGGCCCTCGGTGGGGTACTCGGTCATTTTCAATAATTGGCGGATGGGTATTTGCTCGGTGGTTCCCACCACCTGGGCGGCCGTTAATCGAATGCGTTTTTTTTCGGCCGCATCTTCCACATATGTGGCGGCCCCCTCATCGGCCCATCGGGGAATTGATCGGCGGTAATGGCTGGCAAAAATCGTATGTAATACCTCATGTGGTAAAACCGTGGTTACCACCTTTTCGGGGGTTCCCTGGATGATCATTCCCCAATCATAAACGTGGCCATTTTTAAAATTGAATGAAGTAATACCGCCGGCCCCCAGGGCCCCGGTTTTTACCTGTATGGGGCATGGCGCGGCCCACTTGGGTAATTCGGCCCCGATCCATTCCCGGGCATGTTGGGCCCGGTGGTACTCGGCCGCATCCCCCACGGTTTGGGCCAGGGCCGCGGTTTCGGCGTTTACGGTAAAATTCGGGGTGGCATACTCGGCGGCATCCCCGGCCGCGCATAACAAAAGGGGCATCATTAATAATAAATATTTCATGGGCGGCGGCCTTTTCATAAATTGCGCTGGCAAGCGCTGAGGTAAAGAAAAACGGCATGATCAATGCGTTTTGATTGTGCCCACTTCCATGGGCGCAGAAACAAAAGGGGCAAGCGCTCGATAATTACCTGGTAAGGCGTCATTTTTGCGGATCGGCGTTGGCCCCTTGTACTAAAATAAACCAGGTTTCCCGAATGGCGATAACCGGCCAGGAATGGCGGCAATAGCGGGATCCCATCGTGGCCGTTTACGTGGCGGAAATAGCGGGCCCCGAATGCGGCCAGTGTGTATTTTTGGAATTCGGCATTACCAATACGGGGGGATCCGAACGTATAAACGGCCTGGATACCGTGGCCCGTGGCGTACAATTCGGCGGCCGCAATCACCGCGGCGGCGGCCCCCAGGCTATGGCCCGTTAATACCAGGGGTTTATTACCCCATAATTGTATCTTGTTAATAATCTTGGGAAGGGCGGCCCGGGTATACTCCAAAAATCCCCGGTGGATGGATCCATGGCCGGCCCATTCCATACGGGCTTTTAAATCGGTGGGAATGTCCTCGTATTGAGTACCACGAAAAACGATCATTATTGAATCGGGCCGGTTTAATAAAACGGCCTGGGTGTTCTCCACATCGATAAAATAGGCGTGGCTATCCAGGCCGGCCAGGGCCGCGGCGTTTGGGCTGTATACTTTGGCGGAATATTCGGCGCATTCCAGGGCCAGGGCGGCATCGTAGGCGGCGGGTACCTCATTCATGGGCGGCCCTTTTTAATGGTCTGTATTGCGTGGCTATGATCATCCAGGCGGCGGGCGTGGTCATTTAATCGGGTGGCATTCTGGAACCCGATGGTTTGATTATCTTTTACATCGATTTTCATTTCTTCGTATGATCGACGTATAAACTCGGTGGCGGTGGCGGTGCGGGCGGTATTGTCCTGCACCGCAAACATCCAGGCCAGTAAACCGCCGGTGGTTCCCAGGCCCGCGGTAATCAATGCCACAATAATTCCGGCCAGGGTTAATCGGTTTTGTACTTTCATGGGTTATCTATTTCCTCGGGGTTTTCACCCGCGCATAAAAAAATCCGGTGGTATTCCTCGGGGCCGGTGGGGCCTCTTGAAATACCGCCGGATTTATCCAATAGATAACCCTGATTTACAATTAAGCAAACCGCGTGCGGTTGGTCGGGTTTATTTTAGTTTATTGTATTCATTCGTCAATAGTGCTTGATGGCCTGGCGGGCGGCCGGGATCCTGGCCAATTGATTTTTTGCTTTATCAATTGCGGCCCTGTATCGCTAGTGTTCCACCAGGCGGGGGCCGATTCCCCCGCCGGCATCCTGATTACATAGGATCGTTCCACCTCCCAAACATCCCGGCGCGTGGCGCTCGTACCCTCTTTTTAAAATAGGTGTTTAATGGTTTCACCCCACGGGGCCCGTTCCACTTCCCGGTTTTATCGGCTTGTGGCGCTCGGGCCCTCCTATCGGGGTTTTACGTTGTAATATGCTCGGTGGTTAATAGTTCAACCATTGCGGGCTTCAATTTTGAATCGTCGGTTAAATGATCATTAAAAAAATCGGCTACTAATTCCCTACTTGATTTTATAATCTTTTCCACAAAATCGGAATAATTCATACCTTTGATTTTTATCGGTTTTTTACCTTCTAGGCCCTTTCTAAAATTGTTTTCCAAATTGGCGGTTATTGAATTGATATCAATAGAACCACCCCAGGTATTACCGTGTTTAATCAAATATTTTAGTATCTGCGGTAAAATATATCTGTACGATGGATGGCCATTTATTATGGGCCAGGTGTATTGAAAATCGTATTCATCGAATGAAAATACTTTTAATTCGTACACATCGGCGGGGCTTGTCATTGGTTCCCATCCTGATTATCTAAGGGCCGGCGGGATATATTCACCTTGCGGCCATTATAAAAGGCTTCCAGGCGGCGGCGCTTGCGGCCCTTGTGTTTTATTTTCTTCCATTTTAATAATACTTCCACCTCTTTATCAATGGCCTCGTAGGGTACGTCGATAAATACCCCCTGGCCAGGCTGTACCACAAATGATGGGTTACCCATTTAATAATCCTTTATCGAATATTTCCTAGGAAATAACCCCAATGGTTTTTAATTCATGTTTTACGTGGTTCAGTGGTTCCAGGGCCCACCCGCTTTGGCTGTTCCAATCCTGGGGAAATACAATGGCGGATCCCCCGGCCTCAATAAATGCCTGGCATTTTTCGTCGCTATCATCGATCAATAAACGGCCAGGGCCGGCCAGCAAATGTTTATCCCGCGCCATGGTGGCCCCCGGTAACAAATGGGGGGCATGGTTGCGGATCCATTGGGCCTTCCCACTGTGGACATATTCGGCCGGCCCTGGGGTGGTCAAAATCGATACGGTGGCGGCGGTATCGGATAACATGGCCCATAATGCCAGGTTTGTTTTAAGGGGCTCCAAATGGGCCCACCATTCCACCCCCTGGCGGTTTACCAGGCCCCATAATCGATCCGTATGAATCCCCAGGGCGGTTTCGATGTCATATTCCCCGGGCGGCCATACTACGCGGCGGCGGCGGGCCTGGGGGCCGATTAAATCACATACACCCCCCACCCAATCGACCATTACCCCATCCATATCTAAGAAAATGTGTTCTATTTTTTCGCTCATACTGGCCACCCCGCGTTTAATAGCGGCGTGGGTATCTCGGCCGGCGGTGGGGCGGTTTCATCTGCAAATGCAATCCATAATTGACGATCCATAATCAATAATTCATCGATTAAATTTTGGCCCTGGTATCCTTCCAGGCGGGCCATATCAAATCCCCATAACCGGGCCAGTTCCATTAACTGGCCATCGGTGTGCAATGTTAAAAACACCTCATCCAATCTCCATTCCGAATCCATGGGGATGGCGTATTCAGATAAACCCATGATAAAATCATCATCATCCAGGCGGCGGGTAACCTGGCCCCGGATCCAGGCCAGTTTGTATTCCCGATAATCCACCTGGGGCCATTGCTTGGCGGCGTTGGCCTTGTTGCGGTCGGCCACTTCCTGGGCGTGGTCAATGTTGGCCTGTATTTCCTCGGGGCTTTTCTCGGGTATGCTTTCATCCTGGGCGGGATCCGGGCCCATTTCCTCGGGATCAAATAGCGGGGCCGCGTCCAATTGGTGGGGGCTGGCTATATCCATTTCCTGGGGGGTGGTTTCTTCCTGGGCTTCCACCTCTTTTAATAATGCGGCCAGGCGTTTGGTATTGAATATTCGGCGGCGGCTGGCGGGTAAAATTGATTCGGATATAGAAACAAGATTTAATTCCCGTTCCAGGGCCGGGGTTAAACTGAGGGGGGCGGCCGCGGCGTAATCCGCGGATACTTCCATAATGGAATCGGCCAGGGCCATTCGATAATCGAATAATTCCCATTTATAACCCGGATCGAAACCGCGGGCCATTCGATCTATGGCGCGTTCCAGTTCTTTAAACACCTGGGGGAGTTCAATAAATGCGGCCAGGTCTCGGCCGAATGTGGGCGGGGCTTCCCCGGCAATAATTTTATTCTGCCATACCTTGGGTAAATTTAACAATCTTAACAGGTTCGATATTCGGCCTTGGGAAGTGTTGTATTTTTCGGCCAGGGTTTTTTGTGTTTTCCCCGTCAAATCAATTAGGCTTTGCCAGGCGGTGGCCTGTTCCATGACGTTCAATTCCACCCGCGCCAAGTTCTCGGCCACCTGCATTTCCAGGGCGGCAATATCATCGGCATAAAATAACCGGCATGGTACCGCGTTTATTTTGGATTTCAGGGCGGCCCGGTAACGGCGCTCCCCTCCAATGATTTCATATTTCCCGGATTCGGTGGGGTGGTTCCTGATCATAATGGGTTGTAAAATCCCCTGGGCTTTAATCGATATCACCAGGGTTTTCAATTCGGTGGCGTTAAAATCTTTGCGGGCATTGGTTTCCGATGGTATTAAATCTTCCAGTAATACGTCGATGTTTTCCGGGGGTTTGGTGGCGGTGGTCATACCTGGGCGGCCCTTTCTTCTCGGGTTCTGAGGGGTGGAAAATCTAAATGCTTAATAGCCAGGCGGGCCCATTCCTCATCGGCCTGGGTTATCTTCTGCTCGAATGGCTGGTTAAATTTATCCTTGATGGTTCTATCTAACAGGCTGGAAAATAGGCCCGTTTTATTGGTCGATTTTTTGGCCCGGGAACAATAGTGGGCCAGGGCGAAAAGATTAAGGCGGCCGAATTCGTTACCCTCTAAAATGAATCCCTGATCAATGGCCACCAGGTATAATTCTTGAATGGCCACCGGGTTTCTTAAATCCTCATCTCTGATACTACGGCCCCATCGTATTTTTCTGATCCCAGGGGGCGGGTTTGTTTCCTGATCACCGGGCCCCACCTCCAATAATTCAAAATCATTTTCTAAATCTACATGTACATGTTTTTGTAGGGTGTAATTTTTTAAATGGTTGGGGTTCCTATGTTTTGTAGTATGTATATGTAGGGCCGAATTGGCGGGGGTTTGGCGGGGGTTTGGCGGGGGGTTCGTCAATGATGGCGCGGGTTTGGCGGGGGTTTCGGAAATAGTGGCGGGGGTTTCGGTTGGCGGTGGCGTGGGTTTGGCGGGGGTTGGTTCCACCAGGGCGGCCGGATCCACGGTGGCCGCGGTATACGGGCGCTTTGTAAATTTGGAAAGTAACCACCGGCCGGCCCTCTCAATTAAATGGAGTTTACCGCATTCATTACGCGGGTGGGCTTCAATAGCCAGGGCGGCCGGTGGTTGGTCGAATAACGGCAATGGATCCGGGGCCACCTGGGCGGCCTCGGGGGTGGGGTCCGGTTTGGATCCCTCTTTATAAATATCATGGGTTAAACCCGGGGCATCGAATACCATAATAATATCGATGGCGTAAATATTGGGCCGGCCGGTGGCCCGCTTTATATTTAATACCCCATACCGTGACAAATATTTTAAACGGCGTTCAATCGTGCGGGGCTTCAATCCTGACAAACTGGCTATTTCGTTTTTACCCACCCCATGGGCGGGGGTATATGATCCGGTACCGGCGCATAATACGGCCAGGGCATACGCTATCCGTTTATCTGGATCCCGTAATGGGAGCGCAAAGCATAGGGCCCGTAATTTATCATCATCTATTTTAAATAAGTGTTGTTGGCGCTTTCTCATTTGGTAGATTCCCCCAGGGCGGCTTCTTTTTGGGCCCGTTCGGTAATCTCCCGGCGGTTAATCTCCACCCCGGGCATATCAAACGAAATTCGTACCCGGCCATCCCTTACCCTTACAATGGTTAATGATCCCGCGCCCTCAATATCAATGGTTTCATTAATGCCTCTGGTTAAAACTAGCATGATTTTTAATCTTCCTTGAAATGGGTAATAAAATGGGCCCCGATATTTCCCAGGAAATATTCAAACGGGCCCGGGGGTTTTTACTTTTTGTGTTTTGTCGATGATTTTTGAGAATCGTTTTCTGATCGCGCTTTTTTTGTGGGCCTCGATACCCTGGGCTTGAGAAAATAACCATTCCAATATGGTGTATGCCTCGTTTTTTAGTTCCTGTACCGTTGGGCGGGGCTCAAATGCGGGGGCCTGCCGGTGGTCACTCGATAACAGGCCGAATATTTCAAAAAGGGCGGCGCGGTGCCTATACCACCACCCGGAATCCACCCCCTGGCGTTGTAGATCACTGGCCAGGTATTCCATCCATTCGGTAAACGGGCGGCATTCGGGATCAGTAACCCCCCGGCCGGTTATCATCATGGTTTTATAATTTGTGTTTATCTTGAGAGAATAGGGGCCCAATTCGATATCCATAATGGCCGCGGCCCCATCCCAATGGGTGGCGTATGATCCCACTTCGTGGCGGTGTAATACCTGTGATATTTCCCCATCAATCATACGCATAATTTCAATTCCTATCCGGGGCGCGGTGCCCAATGGCTTTAAGTAATGCGGCCCGGGTGCGGTTGATTAAATCGTAATCCATCGGTACCGGCGGTTTATCAAAGGCCATCTGGAATACCTCGGCCACATCGTTTAATAAATCGATATCCGGGCTTAGTTCGGCCTGGCATGGGGTATGGTTTAACGCGGCCGCAATTTTCACCAGGGCCCGGCGGTGGTTCAGCCACCAGGCCCCATCGATCCCCATTCGTTGGATTTTCCCCAGGGAATATAAAAACCAGTTATCAAAGGTTTGAATTAACGGGTTTTTTAATGACTCCCCGCGGATTTCAAAAATAAGATTTTCCGAATCGATTTGTATTTCATAATCTATAAACTCGATAACCACCTGGCGGCCGGTTCGATCATCCCGCAACGAATAAACCACGGCCGGGCTATCGGCCAGGGCGGCCCGTATTTTTGCGCGTATGGGGTATAGGTTCATAATGTGGCCCCCTTTAAAAATGACGGGGCCGGCCGGTACGGTTGGCAATACCGGCCGCGGGCCCTCATCCCTGGCCCCGTCTGGATAAGAAATGGCGGGGGCCAGTTATAACCCCACTTCACACAAGGCCTGCCGGTACAATCCGGCACCCCCGCCATATTTAAGGCCAGGCGGCCGCGCGGGTGGCGCTCGAATTCCCCCGCGCGGTTTCGGGGGCATCCATCCCCCCGGCCTGGCTCACTGGTTAAAACGGCCCGGCGCTGAGGTTCAATAGCCACCTCTGGCGCTTCGGGTGGTGTCTCGTTTTGGGTTCCCTCGGGCCGATGTCTCATAATGTTTTGCTCGCAATTTTTACGCGGGTGGATTGATGTAATTCCACTTCGGTTCCATTGGGTCTCCATACCCAAATCCACCCCCCAGGGCTTTTCGATTTTCTGAGGTATCGAACGGGCCCTTGCTCGGTCATTACCGTATCCTCGGGCTGGCAATCCCCCAGGGTACGGGGGTTATATTCCTGGCTCATAGTGCGCGTACCTTTCACGCGGAAATCGTTATGGTGATTTTTTTAAGCGGCGTTTACCTGGCGTTCTTCCTGGTCATGGCTTCCCAAATGTCATTCGATAAAACGTATTCCTTTTGGGCCAGGATTCTAATATGGTCGTTTAACCCCTCGCGTTTTAATTTATCAATGGCCTTTCGGCCCACCCCTAATTTTTTCTGGGCGGTGGCCACCTCGTAAATTTTATCCATCTCCAGGCCGGCGGCCTCGGTTGTTGTTTTCATGTTCCACCATTTGATTAAGTAACTTCAATGATGAATATTTACCCGGGGTTCCCGGCGTGGTCAATGCGTTTTGGGCGGATCGTGTACCGCGGCCCTGGGGCCCAAAATTGAATGT